AAGATTAGCAAGTTCTAACGCACGTTCTTCCCAAAGAGTTTGAACTGTATATGCAGCATCCTCCTTAGAAGATCCTGCAGTATTATAAAGATCTACTTTTTTAGATCCATATGCTGCCAATCCCATTACCTTTCCAGCATCATCATAACCAAATCCACAAAATTTTGAGATCCCTTCAAACAATTTACCAACACCATTTTCTCCAGGTTCCCAATATTTTTTATGAACAGTCTTCCACTGAAATCTATTTTCAGTTTTTGCATGGATAATAGTTTCAATCTCTACCGTATCTAAATGACTAGAACCATTATTGTCAACAACTATGCAAGCTGCCTCATCAAATCCAGAACTATAAAATCCACTAGCAGCGTGTGCAAGATGATGTGATTTCCTATAGTCAATAAATTTAGCGTTTGGAAATGCTCGTTTAAATTTTGAAATGTCTCTTGCAGTAATCATATTCTTTTCTGGGAGAACCCAATGAGCATCAACTACTGCAATTGCATCGACATCATTTACATAATCAACAAGATCTTTGACGGTGTAGTCTAATTTCTTTCTCGTAATTCTTTCTGCCTCTAGATAAAAATCTATTTGCCCATCTTTGAGAAGACAAATAGATCCATTGTTTGAGACATTTATTCCTAATATATTCATTTCATTATTAGTTTTTGTACTTCAGGAAAATAAAGATATTTAATATCACTATTATAAAATGTTTTTAAAGCATCTTCTGGAGTTTCAACAAGTGGTTCTCCTGCAAGATTGAAAGACGTATTGAATAAAATAGGAACTCTTGTCTTTCTATAAAATGCTTCAATCAAATTGTAATAATGTTCATTCTGTTCTTTAGTTACAGTTTGAACTCTACACGTTTTATCGGCGTGAAGTATCGCTGGAACTTTATCATAAGCATATTCTAAAGCATCTACGGCATACATCATGAAAGGACTTTCATCCATACCTGCCATATCAAACCAACCATTTGCATATTCTTTTAAAACTGTTCCCGCAAATGGTCGAAATGCTTCTCGCCTTTTAATTGTATTAACATGATCTTTTCCGTTTGGATCTCTTGGATCATAAAGAATAGATCTATTTCCCAATGCTCTTGGTCCAGCTTCAGACCTCCCCTGAAAAATCGCAACAATATTTTTTTCAGAAATTATTCGTGCAACTTCACTATAAGATGTATCTTTCCCCTTAATGTGAGAAAGATCATAAGTTGGTCCTAGATAAAGTGTTTTCATGCCCACTCAAGTGCTTCAGATACCACAGGAAATTGTTGTACAAATACTTCTTTACACGCATTAGCAATATCCATGTGTTCTTTCTGAGTTCCATTTGCAGAACGAAGATTGATATAATGGATCCAAGATCGAACACTACCAGACATATAAATGCGTGTAGGAGTTGCAAGAGGAAGAACAAAGCGAGCACATTCTTTTGCTACTCCCTTATCAAGAAGTTCCTTATAGAGTTCCATAGATGCCTGAAAATGATCATTGATCTTCAACCAAAGATCCTGTTTCATATCTTCAGAGAAATCATCAATAGAATTTTGACGGTTCTTAGTATCCTGACGACGAAGATCTGGTACTGGAATTTCAGTCGCTAAAAGATTAGTGTCTGCATAACGTTGAGAAAACTCTTGATATGTAAACGAACGGTGACGTAGTATTTGAGCTGCAATACCACGATTAGTTTCAATCTCAAGCGTCATAAATGCCTGCTCAAATACAGACCAATGATTGTGCTTAATACAATAACGTAACAAGCCTGCATAGTTTTCATTATCTTGATTTGCTGGATTAGAAACCCTAGCAACATATGCCATTGTTTGCTCTGCATCTGGCGTTACACTAATCAATCGTACTGTCATTGTTTCCAAATCCTTTTTTCTTTTTCCTTTCAAATTTTTTTCTTGCTAGTCCCAGAATAGCATCGTCTAAAGCTTTTTTCATGTAAGTCAATTCGGCATCAGAATATTTCCAAGGCTGCTCTAGTGCTTTTTTAACTAGACGAATTGTTTCCTTATATCGCATTAGATAGTACCTCCTGTATACTAATTATACCAACAAAAAAGGGGGAAGTCAATTCCCCCGATCAATCATGCTTTAAGTTGCATTTGCGCTTGCTTTAGGCGCTCTGCTTTTTCAATTTGTTCTTTTAGAAGTTGAAGAACATTAAGTTTACGCTCTTCGACTTCATATTTTACGCCTCTGTACGTTGCAGTAGTCATTTTGTTTCTCCTGAATGAATGGATTTTTAGGCCCGTTCCTTCAGCCGTTTGCGTCTATGCTGCATTTCTTGGGGGAAACCCTTACGAGTTCTGCAATAATTTGTTGTTTCACTATAGCAGGATAATAAGAAGTGTTCACCCTACTAACTAGTTGTCCAAATTGCAAACAAGTAATTAGAACTGCTTCCATAGATGAACGCTCCGTTCCGCGACTTACTTGCGTCTCCTGATGGAGATGAACGTAGACACATTATAGCGTCTATACACTATCTAGTCAAGTATTTTTGTATAATTTGTTACTTATCTCGCCAAACAATTTCTGGATATGCTTGCTCAACAACACTCCTGGTGATGCGATACTTTGATTGTAGGTCTTTATCCTTTACCAAAGTAACAATTTCTGCTTCATCAGCATGAAGTGCTTCAAGAAGTTGAACAAACATTTGTTCGCGCTTCATTTGTGAAATTTTATCGTTGCCGCCTTTCACAAAGTTATAAAGCATTCTCCATTCGTGAACAAGTCTAGTATGTCCTGCAGTTCCTGCAGGTGCTTCATTCTTTTTATAAGGAACTTCACCTGGCGGAAGAGCACTTTCAAGTCCTTTATCGAAATTCCAGATGAGAAGTGCTTTGATATGGTCACTTCTGTGTTCTTGTAAAATTTCAACCTTACGTTCTACAGTTTTTCCGCCGTGCGCAGCTTTGAAAACTTCAGAAACCAAGGGGTTATTTGGTAGTTTTGTCATAGTTAATCGTCAAATTCATCTAAGTGTTCTGCGTTACCTTCAAATCTGAAAGCAATAATTTCGTCTGGAAGTGGGTTGCCATTAGCATCAAACATTTCAGGATGCGAATACTGTGGTGTAACATCTTGCAAAAATTGTCTAACCAAATATCCAACAACAACTCCTAAACCCAATGTCAACAGGCAACATAAAGTTGCTAAACAAATAACAGCTGCTAACATTTTTGTTCTCCTGAGATTACCGTTCTCTTATCTCTAAGCAAATGGTAAATTCCTTATTTGTAAAAGGAAGAAACCACTTTCCAAATCTTAAGATTTTTACTTTTGGTTTCTTACTCCTAAGTAGAAGTTCTACACCTTTATTTATTGATATATCTAAACTAGATTTTGTTCCTTTAGATATTTGATTGTGTCTGTACATCCGCCAATGTGCTTATCGTCCAATAAAACCTGCGGAAATGTTGATCCCTCACCAAATTCAGCATAGAATTGTGTGCGATCAAAATCTCTACCATATATGTATTCTTTATATTCAATGGCAAAATGGAATAAAATTACTTTTATTTTCTCACAGTATGGACAATCTGGTTTTGAATATATTACTGCTTTCATTTTAATTTATGGTTACTGGTATTGAGGTTCCTTCCTCTATACTATATATTTTTCTGTCTTCAATTTTATAAGTTCCAGGTGGTAAACCAATTTGCCCAGGAAGTTGTTTATCTACTGATGATGTTACTGTAATAACTTGATCCAAAATAAACTTTTGTTTTCGATAAGACCTTTTATCTTTATCAAATCCAACTAACATCATAGCATCAAGTTCTTCACCACAGTGTGCAATAACTCGACCAGTTCTAGTGTCTGTAACTACCCAATAATCGTACATAAAAAAAGGGTTCTTATCGAACCCCCAGTATAACATTTGTTTATGTTCTTGTCAACCAATAGCAGGTGCAGTTAGAGCAACAGGAGTTGCATCAGCAGCAGCAAGATCTAGTGGAAAGTTATGGGCGTTACGTTCATGCATTACTTCCATACCAAGACCACCACGATTAAGAATGTCTGCCCATGTATTAATTACATGACCCTGACTATCTTGAATGGACTGGTTAAAGTTGAAACCATTCAGGTTGAATGCCATGGTGCTAACACCAAGAGCAGTGAACCAGATACCAACAACAGGCCAAGCAGCAAGGAAGAAGTGCAGCGAACGGGAGTTATTGAACGAGGCATATTGGAAGATAAGGCGACCAAAATAACCGTGAGCAGCAACGATGTTATAAGTCTCTTCTTCTTGACCGAACTTGTAACCATAGTTCTGACTTTCGTTCTCAGTCGTTTCACGAACCAGTGAGGAAGTAACCAGAGAACCGTGCATTGCACTGAACAGAGAACCACCGAACACACCAGCAACTCCAAGCATGTGGAAAGGATGCATTAGAATGTTGTGTTCTGCCTGGAAGACAAGCATGTAGTTAAACGTACCA